GGCTCAAGGCGGACATGGCGTCGGATTCGTGGTGGTCAAAGAACATCCGCCCGATGACGCTCGCGGCAATCCTCGCGGGCTACTTCCTCTTCGCGGGGATGTCGGCGTTTGGCTACAACGCAAACGAGGCTTACGTCTCGCTGCTCGGTCAGTGGGGGATGCTTATCATGAGCTTTTATTTCGGGGGCCGCACGCTTGAGAAGATCATGGAGATGCGAAAAAAATGAACGAGCACAAAGACCTCATGGAAGTGGCCAAGCTCTGGAAAGAAACCGGCTGGCTGACTGCGGTCATCGGCGGCGCTGGAATGATTGCTCGCCTACTGGCCAACCCGATCCAAGGCACGATTTGGGACAGCGTGCGGCGCGTCATCATGGCGGCGATTGTCTCGACGCTCGCATGGTTCATCGTTGAGCAAATCGAAGTCAGCTCACTTGTGAAGGCGGTCACCTACGGCGTCGCCGGTCTGCTCGCGCCGGAGATTATCGACGGGCTGACCACGCTCGCAAAAAAGTATTCCAAGAACCCGATGAAGCTGCTCAAGAAATGAACCCGAAGGTCATCACGGCGGCGCTCGCCGCGGTCGTCGTTTGTTTCGCATGCGTCGGAGTGCTGACAGTAAAATCGGTCTCGAAGCACATCGCGGCGAGTGACAAAGAATTCGACATGACGAGCAACGTGCTCAGTCCGCTTTTCGACATTTACGGGCTGGCTATCGTGGACGGTCAGGCAAAGGCAAGCAAGGGACTGATCAACGCGAAGGAGTTTTGCGACTCGCTGGCAAAGCTCCAAGCCGAGGCGGAGCGATTGCTCGCGGAATTTGGCAACCCGACAGAACTCGTGGCGCAGCACAAACTCGTTGCAGCCTACCTCAAGAAAGCGCGGGCGGTCTGCGACAAGGGCGAGGTCGCAACGCTCAACTCGCCGGCCATGACTGCCGAACTTTACGCGGTCATCGAGCCGATGACGGCGCTGATCAACAAGGCGCTGCACGAAGAGCTGACGATTTCGCGCGCGCACAAGGACGCCGCGGATCGGGCGCTTCTCACGTTTGAACGGTTCGCAAGCGTCGCGGCGGGACTCGGAATGGTCTTTGCCGTCGCTCCGTGGATCGGCGCGAAAGGCAAAAAGCCTGCCGTGGTCGTTGCAAAGGTCATGAAAAAGAAGACCAAGCGCTGATCGGTTTTGACGGCCATCGCTTAGGCGATGGAACCCGTCATTACTTTCTCAGCCTCCGCAGGCGTCATCGATGCCGAAGCCGGCATTATTCGCGGAGTCTCGCTCATCACCAAAGGACCGGCTCTCGGTCACGGCGTGATGATCGACGACAAGACGCTGGAGCAGGTCAAGAAAGCCGCCGAGCAATACTCGGGCGGGCTCAAGGTGAAGCTCGACCACAGCGGAGGCGCGGGCGACATCGTCGGCTACATCGACACGTTGCGCATCGAGGGCGAGAAGCTCCTCGGCGATTTGCACCTGCTCGAATCCTCGGTGCATCGCGCTTACATTCTAGAGATTGCCGAGCGGATTCCCGACACGTTCGGGCTCTCGATTGCGTTCTCGGGTCCGTCGGAAAAAAGCACGGACAGCCTCACGACTTTGCAACGGTGCTCGGAAATCTACTCGGTGGACCTCGTCAGCGAACCCGCTGCGAACCCGAACGGATTTTTCTCGCGTAAACTGAAACAACTTCAGAACGGCGAAATCGAGCAACCGTCCGCAGAAATCGAAATCGAATTACCCATGAACGAAGAAATGAAAAAGGCCATCGAGGGGATGATCCAATCCGCCATGATGAGCATGAACGACAAGCTCGCGAAGCTCGAAGCCGCGCTTCCTCCTCCGGTTGAAAAACCCGCCGCCATGAGTGCACAGACTGAGGTCGTGCAACTCGCGGCCAATGCTGCGGCTCTCGCTGCGGTCAAAGAATTTGCCAAGTCATTCGGTGCGCCCGCCGCCCCGATCGCCTCGGCCGAAGCTCCTAAACCAGTCGCGCAAGCGCAGAAATTCGAGGACATCGTCGCCGCCAAAGCCACCGAGCTCAAGGGCGACAAATCCTCGGCGATCTCCTTCGCGGTCAAAAACCATGCTGACCTCTACGCCGCCTATCGTGCGCGCGTTCAAGGCGGCGAACTCGTGAAACTCTAATACCAAATACCATGGCTACTTCATTCCAAAATGCGGGGACCTTTACCGCCAATTCGGCCATCACGGCCTTCCGGCTCGTAAGTATCTCGGCAAACAGAGGCGTCGGTCTTTCCGCCACCGCTTCTCTCCCTGACGGCGTCGCTCTAATCGACGCTGCCTCAGGCGATCAAATCAGCGTCCAGTTCCTCGGCGGAAATTCCGTCAAGGTGACGCTGCTGGCAGGACCAGTCACCGTCGGTGACACGGTCTTCAGTGTCGCGTCCGGCCAAGTCGCCATCACCGGCACCATCACCGTTGGCAAATCGCTGACCACCGCGTCTGACGCCGGTGCGATCATCGAGATGCTGCCGAAGAATCTCTAACCCTTAAAAATCTTACCATGTACACAAATTCAGCAGCAATTTTTCGCGGCGACATCGCCGGAGTCGTAGAGCAGGCTAAGGATTTTGAGGCGGGTTTGATAGGGACCTCCGTGATGCCCATCTTGGACGTCCCAGTTCGCGCCGGTCAGTATCCTTCCTTCGTTCTCAAAGAGGGCCAGCTCCTCAAGAGCGACGTAAAGAACCGCGCCGCTTACAGCGCATATGCTCGCGGCACGCGTGCGTTTAACCAAGACACCTTTACGTGTTTAGAATTTGGATACGAAGAGGCCGTTGACGATACCGTCACGCTCGACGTCGCCCGATTCTTCGACGCCGAAGTCATCGCCGCCAAGCTCGCCAAACGTAAATTGCTCCTCGCGCACGAACTGCGCGTTGCCGCAAAACTGTTCGACAATTCCACGTTTACCGCGACCAACAGCGGCACCGCCTACACGACCGCGAATCTAGCGACGTTCGATGTCGGCGCTGACGTGCAGGAGGCTGCTGACCGTCTGCTCGCGAAGGGCGAGAGCGTGACGAACTTGTCCGTCATCATCCCTTACCCAGTGTGGACCCGCATCCGCGCTTCCACGAAGTTCCAGAACCGCCTTCGCGGCGCTGGCATTTCGTCTGACACCATCCTCAACGCGAGCACGCAAGCCGCCGCCGAGGTGTTCGGTGTCAGCCAAGTGCTGATTGGTCGCGCCAGCTACGACACCGCCCCTGAAGGTGTCGCGTTCGCTGCCGGTAATGTCTGGGCTAATACGTTCATCTGGGTCGGCTCGGTCACGCAGGCGTCTGCCGGTTTCTTCGGAGGTGGAGCGGCGTTTACCCTGAATTGGAGCGAGTATGGCAGTGCCATCGGCGTCTCGACCTATCGCGAAGAAGCGATCAAGTCGAACATCGTGCGCGCGTCGCAATACACCGCCGAGAAGGTGGTCAATGCGAACGCCGGTCAGCTTATCACGACCCAATACAGCTAACCGAAACTAGGTTTTAGAACAGCCCCACGCCTCACCGCGTGGGGCTTTTTGTTTTGACGCTCTGGCGCGATTCGACACACCGGAGGCAACACAACACATGACAATTTCCCTCTGCGTGATTGCCGGTAACGAAACCGCGCACATCCGAACCATGCTCGATTCGTTCGTCGGCATTATCGACGAACTATCACTCGTGCGCGCTATCGGCTCGCAGGAACCCGACGACACCGAACAGCTCGCGCGGGACTGGTGCGAGCGCAACGCGGTTCCGCTGGTCTTCTCCGACTACCGCAACGGGGTCACTGCGCAGGCGTGGCGGCACGTCGATTCGTTCGCGAGGGCTCGCAACCAAGCCTTCGCCCAAGGCACCGGCGATTGGCTTCTATGGGCTGACTGCGACGACGTGCTGACCGATGCGACGGACCTGCGGGAAAGGCTCAAGGAACTCACGGAAGACGTGCTCATGCTCCGATGCCCTTACGACGTGCGGGGCACCGGCAAGAAGTTGCAACGCGAGCGCATCATTCGCCGCACAGCGTTTGCCTCGGGGCGCGTCTGGCATCACGACGTGCACGAAAACCTGCTGCTGCTGCCGAACGACCTTCACAACGAATGGACGGTGCCGGTCTGGCGGCACCAGCCGGTCGCGATCAAGCAATCGAACCGGAAGCGCAACCTCGCAATCCTCGGGCGCAGCGTGGCCGAGTCTGCGACCCAGTATTTTTACATCCATCAGGAGCACTATTGCGCGGGCAACAAGACCGCCGCCGAGCAGTTCGGGCGCATTGCGCTTTCCTTCCCGAACCTCGACGACTCGTTTCGCTACGAGGTGCAATTGAACCTCGCGCGACTCGTCGCGTCACGGCGCGAGGCGTTGCAATTCGCTATGGGTGCGCACGGGGTTTTCCCTTGGTGCCGCGAGGCTATCGCCTCCATCATTATGCTCGCCTTTGAGCGCAACGACGGGAGGCGCGCGAGCTTCTGGGCGGAGCGGATGATGTCGCTACCAGAGCCAAAGGAGAAGGACCGGCCTTGGACGCACGAGGTGAAGTGGTATGGCTGGGCCGGTCTCGATCTCGCTGCGCGGTCCTACCGGCTCGCGGACCAGCCGAGAAAAGCGGACGGCTTGCAGTGGGCGTTCCACAAGCACGAGAAGCCCGCGATTCGGCTCACGCAGAAAACCCTCGGCGACTCGACGCGCTCCGTCTCCTTCCGTGAAGCGTGGCTCGGGACGGCAGCGCAACCGGAAACCATCGAGCACGTTTTCCTTGTCCGCCCCGACGACAAGGAGACGATGGCGATGGCCAAGCAGTTCATCCACGACTTGGGACAACCGCGAGCCGTAGAGCGTGCCATGATCTCGGTGCACATCGAGGACGGCATGGTGCCGCCGCACGACTGGGACAAGCTCGTCACCGCGAGCGGCGTGACGCTCATCGACGCCGAGAACATCAAGGAAATCCTCGCAGCGAAGAAGCCATGAGCACGCCGGCAATCATTGTTTGCACGGTCAATGCCTCGTGTCTCGACGTGATGACCGCGTCGCTCAACGCCTACGTTCCGCGCGACGTCGAGAGGTATGTGCACCACAAGGTCGGCACGAACTTTGGCGACGCCTACAACTTCGCCGCGCGCGAAGCCTTCAAGCGGCACGACGAGATTCTGATTTGCAACGACGACATCGTGTTTACCCCGACAACGTGGGCCGTGCTCCTCGCGGATGTCGCGCATCTGCGCAAGGTCGTGCCCGATCTCGGCTACGTCGCGACGCGCTCGGACTACGCGCGCGGCGAACAGAACGTGCGCAGCGGGCGCGGGAAAATCGACTTCCTGCGCTACCAATCCGAGCGGCACATAGTCGAGACGCCGGTCATCGCGCCGATTTGCGCGTGGGTCCACCGCGACGCGTGGGTTGATTTCCCGCCGATCAATTGGTTCTCGGACGACGTGCAATGCGCCGACATGAAGCGGCGGCACTTCATCTCGCGCGCCTACGTTCACCACGTCGGCTCGCAGACGTGCGGGCAGGACGCACAGCGGTGCTACGAGGACGCGGAGCCGTGGCTACTCGCGAACCGGCCGGAGCTTCACGCGCGGTTTTATTTTACAGGCGGCGCATAAGTATGGCAGCCGTGCGAGACTTCGACCCGACCCAAATCAACTCCGACTTCTCGGCGATTCTTGAGCAGGCGGGCGTCTCGTTCACTTATCAAGGCGTGAGCGTGACGGGCATCTGGTCATCCTCGCGCGATGCGTTCTCGGAGTTCGAGGACCAGCGCCGAACCGACAGCAAGTTTACGGTGTTCCTGCTCACGTCGAGCGTCAGCGCCACGCCGCAAGTCACTCAGACGCTTTCTCGGGCGAGCATCACCTACTTCATCGAGCGCGTGACCTTGGACGCCGAGGGCGCGGGCTGCGAAATCGAGGTCGCGAAGTCGATATGATCGACATCGAAACCAGTTTCTCGCGGCTGGAGTATCAGCTCGCGCGGCTCGCAAACGCGGCAAAGGTGGACCTCGGGCTGGTCATCAAGGAGGAGGCCAAATACGCGATTCAAACCATCGTCAAATTTACGCCGCCCAAGAGCAAGCAGCAGGGCGCGAATGCGGTGCGCGCGGATTTCAGTAGGCTCGCCGAACCGTTGGTTTTCGAAGACCTTCAAGCGAAGGCGACCAAGGGCGGATTTTACAAGTCGATGGCACGATACGTCCGCAACCGTGACGTGGAGAAACTGCGCGCGCTTTTTCGCAATCCGAATCTGACGCACTATTACGGCAGGCCGTTGCTCGAAAACGAAGACGCGTTGCTTAAATACAAGAAGGACCAGCAGAGACCGTGGCGCAGGATAAAGGGCAAGCCGCGAGTTCTCGCGTTCGGTTCTGACTTCCGCCGAGTGAGAGCAATGATGGAGGACCGCGTGGGCTGGACCGTCAGCGGATGGAACTCGTCGGCAAAAGTAACCGGCGCGCGCTACAAGAAATTCAGCGACAAGCTCAAGGCGCAGGCAGGCGGAAACATTCGGTTCGGCTCGGTGCAATCCAGCTTCGGGCCGCAGCCGTTCATCAAGGCCACGGCGCACAACGTGAAAATCCCGAATTACCAGCGCATGATCGACGCGGCCATCAATTCACGCGTGAGAACGACCGCGAAGAAAGTCGCCGCCGTCCTCGCCAACAAAGCCGTCAATCTCGGCTTCACCCGCGTCGGCGGAGCAATGCAAATCAAAACAGCCGCATGAGCACACGCACCAACATCCGGACAGCGACGGCAAACGCTCTCACCGGCGCGCTCGTCGTGCCTACCGCGAACATCCTTCGCGGGCGCAACAACACGATTGCGAGCATCTCCTTTCCAGCCGCCGCCGTTTACGCGGTCAGCGAGCAGATCGAGGTGCGCACGCTGGGACCGAGCAACCGCACGCAATACCGGCAGCTTCAACTCGTGGTGGACTATTTCATCGCGGAGAGCGGGACGTATTTGATCGACGACCTTTTCGACACCGGAAGCGCCGCGGTCGAGGCCGCGGTTCTCGCCGACGTGACGCTCGGGGGCCAGTGCCGCGACCTTCATTTGACGAGTGTGGACTATGTGATTGAGCCAGACGAGGACAGGCGCTTCGGCACGGCTCGGCACACTTTCAACTGCATTTATTTAACCACCGACTAACATGGCAAACCACCTCGGCCGCGAAGGCCTCGTCAAAATCTCAAGCACCACCATCGGCGAGTTGCGAAACTACAGCCTCAGCCATAGTTCAGATGTCGTCGAGGATTCAGTAATC